GAGGAGCTTCTCCAGCTCAGCATGTCGATTGAGGTGGTTCGTCAATACGTGAACAGCAATCTTGACGAACTCAAAGAACGGATCAGCCGCCTGATTCCCGAAAACCCCAAAAGAAAAAAAATCACTGACTGGGATACCGAAGTGGAGTCATGGTTTCAAAAATAAATCAAGGGAATCAAAACCAGAGGGCAAAGATGGCCAGAAATGATCCCCATCCGAAAAAACCCTGCAAACAATTCAAGTACCTTTCCAGAAAGACCAAATCCGAACTACTGAACTTTGGCCGGGCTTCCGGGATTTTTAACGACGAAAAGGCCCAGGTCTTTCTTTATGAAATCCTGCTTAAAAAACGACGTAAATATTCAGCCTGCACGAAGGCCGAATTGGTGCGGCTCTTTATTGAGTCGGGCGTTGAGTTAAGGGGCAAATTGCCGGAGGAAGTTTTAAGCATGGAGGCAGGAAATGAACGTTCCTGATTACTATTTAAAACCGTTTGATGATGCCCGGGACAAATTCTTCTGGGCTATCCTGTCCTTTACGGTCAAGAAGAACCCGGCCAATCTCGACGCTGTTAAACAGTCGATAATTGCAATGGTCATAAAAGCAAATGAAATATACATCGACTGCGAAGACCAGCTCAGTGCCGTGCCGTCTCCTCCGGACAGTCAATAAAATAGCAATTTATTAAAATCAAAACACGGAAAGTTTTCGGAATGGATTTTCTACCGCAGGCAAGGCGAATCGAATCCTTTTTGTTCTACGAGTCTCCCACCCCGCCCCCTTTGACCGGAAAATTCAAACCAATAGTCCAAAAAGCCCCACCTGCAAAAAAGCCTCATGAAAAAGCGGGTCCTTCGCCGGCGCCAAGAGCCGCACGGTTTCGGGACCCCCGGGTTTTGGGCGCGGGTGGAATTTTAAAACGAAACGAAAAAACGAAATGATCGAACACGCCGAGATTTTAAAAGCTGTCGAAGAACGCCGCCAGGCCGAGCGTGAGAGGCGCAAACAAAAAGACACCGCGCCGGTTGAAATATCGTCAAAATTTATAAGGGATTGCCTTTATTCCAACGAGCTTGGCGATGGCGTGCTTTATGCCGAGATCAACCGGGGCAAATTCGTGTTCAATAAAACATCCGGGGAGTGGTACCGCTGGGGCGGCCATAAATGGGAGCGGGACATTGAAGGCCACAGCTTGGCCGCTGTTGAAACGGTAAACGAACAGTATTTGAAAGAGACCCAGGGGCTGGTCCGGGAAATCACATCATGTCTGGATAAGGATCTCGCAATAAAACTCAGGCGCACCCAGGATCTTTTATATTCAAGGATCGCCAGGCTCAGATCCGAACGAGGCCGGAGCAACTGCCTCAAATTCGCTCATACCAACAGCGTCAACCAGCTCAGCATTGTGGGAGAAATTTTTGATACCCACAACTGGCTGCTGCCTTGTAAAAATGGCGTTATCGACCTGCGGACCGGGGAACTGCGCGATGGAAGGCCCGAAGATTATATGAGCAAGGGCAGCCCGATCGAATACAAAGGCTTAAACGAACCGGCCCCGCTTTGGGAAAGATCGCTGATCGAAATTATGGATAAAAATGAGGCACTGGTCGAATTCTTGGCAAAGGTCATCGGGTACAGTGCGACCGGCCATGTCAAAGAGAATATTATGCCGGTTTTGTGCGGGCAGGGGCGCAACGGAAAAACCATCATTATCGAGGCGGTCTGTGACGTCCTGGGGGATATCGCCGGTCCCATCCAGCCGGAAATGCTGCTGGATCAGGGCCGGTCTAAAAACTCCTCCGGCCCCTCCCCGGACATTATGGCGCTGCGCGGGATGCGCCTGGTTTACGGTAGCGAGTCAGATGACGGCCGCCGCTTTTCGCCATCAAAAGTAAAATGGCTTTCCGGAGGAGATAAGCTGGTCGGCCGGGCGCCGCACGATCGCGTCGAAACGCGCTTTAAGCCAACCCATTCCCTGATCCTTTTAACAAACAATAAACCGCACGCGCCGGCAGAGGATTTTGCTTTCTGGGAAAGAGTCCGGCTGATCCCTTTCCCGCTCAGTTTTGTCAAAGACCGCGAACCCCAGGAAGAGAACGAGCGGAAGGCCGACGTCGATATACCGGAGAAATTAAAAGCCGAATACCCAGGGATCTTGGCCTGGATCGTCAGGGGCTGTCTTAAATGGCAGCAAACCGGCCTTGAACCCCCCACAATCGTGAGGGATGCAACGGCGGAATATCGCCGGGACGAGGACCTGCTCGCCGACTGGCAGGATGAATGTTGTTATAAATCCCCCGAGGTGGAGGACACGGCGGCAGAGCTTTACACCAGCTTTCAAACCTGGTGGGAGGAGAATGTCAGCAAGAGGGTTCCGAGTCGTAAAAAGTTTGGCCAATGGATGGCAAAAAAGGGTTTTAAGAAACAGAAAATCGGGACCTACAAATATTTTGGCATCCGTTTATTGAGAGAAACAGAAGAACCCTTTTAATTGAGCGGACCATACGGACAATCGAGGGGTTAATGCGCATAAATCAAAAAAACGTAATTATATATCGTTTTTTCTACTTTATAGCATCAATAGTCCAATGGTCCATTTTTTAAAATAAGCATATAGCAAGTATATATAATAATTAGGTTTTATCTTATGGACCTTCAAATCCTGGCTTTGCTTACTCAAAAGCACGGCATCGAGGCGCGCAAAGCCGCCTCCACCAAGGGCGGCGAATATCATTCGGCTTGCCCAGGGTGCGGCGGCCGGGACCGTTTTCATATCTGGCCGGATCAGAACGACGGCGAGGGGAGCTACTGGTGCCGGGGGTGCGGCAAGTCGGGCGACAATATTCAGTTTTTAATGGATTTTAGCGGGATGGATTTTAAGGCAGCTTGCCAATACCTGGAAAAACCTCTTAACGCCGGCACGCCCCAAACCTTTAAGCGTCCCAGGCCTGCACCGCCGAAGTTGTCGGAAAGGCCGGGGCCGCCACCGAGTTTATGGGGCGAGAAGGCCCAAAAGTTCGTTGACTGGTCGCACGAGTATTTAATGGGTTTCAAACCGCAGCTTAAATGGCTGAGCAGGCGCGGCATCAAAAAAGAAACGGCCGAAAAATATCGCTTGGGCTGGAATCGCGGCGATGACTCCGGCAAAGACCTTTACCGCCACCGGGAGGCCTGGGGCCTTGAAACAGAGCTTAAAAAAGATGGGAAGAAAAAAAAGCTCTGGCTGCCCGTTGGCCTTGTCATCCCTTTTATCAAAGACGCAGCCGTGCAAAGGGTCCGGATCAGAAGGCCCGCAGCGGAGCCGCCCCGGTATTATGTGCTGCCGGGATCTTCTTCCGAGCAAATGTTTTTAAACGGCACAAACTTTATAGTCGTGGAGTCTGAGCTTGATTTTATCCTGCTTGACCAGGAAGTCCGTCAGGCGTTCGGGATCGGCCTCCTGTCCCTGGGGACATCGGCGGCAAAGCCGGACGAGGAAACCCACCGCCACCTCCAGACCTCCGGCATGATCTTAAATGCCCTGGATTACGACGAGGCCGGTTCCAAGGGTTTTGAGTGGTGGGAGAAAACCTACCCGCAGGTAAAACGCTGGCCGGTCCCGGTCGGCAAGGACCCGGGCGAATCCTACCAGGCCGGCGTCGATCTGAAAGCGTGGATCGAGGTTGCTTTCCCTAAAGGGTGGACGGTCGGCCCCATCCGGTTGGGAAGTCTGGAAGCAAAGGGGCGGCCGCTGGAGCCGGGGAAAGATCTTCCGCCGGCAGTGATCCGGCTGGCGGAGCTGTTGGAAAAACACCCGGTGATGATCCAGGTAACACCCCATCGGTTGCGGCTGCTGGAGCCGAGAAAGTGGTCCAGGGAAAACTGGGAAACGTCAAAAGAGATTTCAAATCTGGTTTATTTCAACGCCGATGTGATGGCTTATTTGTCGAATCACCCGGAGAGCATGATCTCCGGGAAAAATTTTATGAGGAGGGTTTAAATGGAAATCAGCGCCCGCAACGAAGAGCTTTTAAAAATCAGCAAAGAGATTTTTGGAGAAGGGATAACCTACCGGATCGTACAGCCGACCGAGCTTTCGCTGCTTAAACAGAACGCCCGCTTTTTTAAAAAAGAGACGTTTAAGCAGCTTGTGGAAAACATCAAAAAAGACCAGCGCCTTTCGAGCGTGCCGCTTTGCATCAAAGAAGGCGACAAGCTGGTCGTGCTCTCCGGCAATCACCGGGTCAAGGCGGCCGTCCAGGCCGGCATAGAGCATATCATGGTGATGGTCATACTGGAGGAGCTTTCAGAGAGCCGGAAAATCGCCATCCAGCTATCCCATAACGCCCTGGTGGGTGAGGATGACGCCAATATCATGGCCGACCTGTGGGCCAAGATCAAAGACATCAAGGACAAATTGTATGTCGGCTTGTCGTCCGATGTGCTCAGCGAGCTTGAAGATATCAAGTTTGTCACGTTTTCAACGCCCAGCGTGGCCACAAAGTCGATATCGTTTCTTTTTACGGTCGACGAAAAAGAAAAGCTCGATCTGGTGATTGAGGACTTAAAAAAAATCACATCCCGGGAGATCGTCGTGTTCCCGCTGGCGCAGTTTGAAGCCTTCTTTAATCTCATCCAGGGCTTTAAAAAATCGGAAAATATTAAGAACGGTTCGCTCGCCATGGTCAAAATCATCGACATCATATCCGAGTATTTGCATAAAGAGGAGGCCCAATGTCATTCATAGGCGCGATTACGGCCGACACCCGCAAGGTGCTGGCCGATTTTGCCAAGACCATCAAAACCCCGGTCATCGTTATCGGCGCCGGCAACTTCACGATCCCTTCGGTCCTGCGTTCAGCCGGTTTTAAAGGGGAGATCAAAACCTGCGACGTCACGCTGTATTCGTCGCTTTTGGGAGCCTATCTTTCCGGTGAAGGCATTGAAATATCAATCAGCGACCAATGCCCGGAATATCTGCGGCCCCTTGTCTGGACGGACGCCACCCTGGACGCCTGCGCTTCCGCATCTCTTTTGTATGATCTGCGCGAGGTCTGGAAGCGCAAAAACCCTTTTCAGGAGCGGGTCGTCAAGCAATATATCGACAACTGGCCGACGCTGATCCGCACAACCAAAGAAAAACTCCAAAAATACAGCGAGCACCTCGGCAAAATCACCTACCTGCCCAAAGACGGCTTTGACGTGCTTGCAGAAGAAGATAAAAACCAGACCGTCATCACGGCCCCGCCGACCTACAAAAAAGGCTACGAGAAGCTTGACGAGCTGCTGCGCCTGGTTTTTGAGTGGGAGCCGCCGCCGTACCGGCCCATCCTTGACAAGGAGCTTGATATTTACAAGCTGATCGAGCCGTTTAAGTCTTATTTCGTGGTGCTTTACAAAGACTTGCCGGAAGTTCATGCCATCCTGGGAGAGCCGTCCGTCGTCATGCTTCCCAAGCGCGGCAGCAGCACGCTGTATGTGATCGTCAAGAAACCGGAAAAGCGCCTGGTGCTGCGGCCATATGTCAAAAGCGATCCGGTCGGGGCGCCGGCAATCCGGCCGGAGAAAATCATCGACGGCACAGAAACCCTTTCATTTGCCCGGCTGACCCTAAACCAGAGCATCCGCATGAACGAGCTTTATGCGTCTGCCCGCGTCGACGGTTTTACCGGGGGTGTTTCCGAGTCGCTGCTTTTTTTGCTCGACGGCCGGGTCCTGGGAAAGGCCGATTTTTGCCCATCGAGCTTTAACTGGAAAATCCCGGGCGAAGATCCGGAGACAGCGATGATTTATCTTATGTCGGATCTTACGGTGCCAAACTGCACGCCGAAACTCGCCAAGCTGGTCTTGCTGGCGGTGCTTTCAAAAGATGTAAAGGCGCTTCTCGACACCCGCTTTACCAGGGATTTTAAGCACGCCCTGACAACGGCGTTTAGCCCGCATCCCATGTCGATGAAATACCGGGGCATATTTAAGCTGCACAAGCGCCTTGATGACAAGTCCGGCGTTTACCGTTTGAATTATTATGCTCCCTTTGGGAGCTACGCCCTGACGGATGCCGTCAGGATCTGGAAAACCAAATACAGGAAAGGAGTAAAAAACGATGACATTTGAAAAATTCTGCAAAAGAAAAAGGATCACCTTAAAACCGTGGCAGAAGAAGGCCGCCAATGCTTTTTTAAAAGAGCTTTATGAGCATCGGCCTGGGCGGGACGGCAAAACATTTTTAACAAGAAACCTTGACGAGTTTCTTAGCCGCTATGGCAATGATTTTAACTTGGAAACCGATTAATGAGCGATCAGCAGCTTCTGGACCTTGCCGCCGAATCTAAAAAGACAGATCTGCAGGTCCTTATCTCAGCCAAGGAAAAGGCAAAAAGGCAGGTGCTCGACGACCCCAGCCCGGCCAACCTGACCGCCTATAACCAGGCCACCCGAATGCTGGACAATTTTATTTCGGGCGGCAGCCAGGTGGTTTTTAAAAACCGCAAAGAGGTGCTCAAATACTTGCAGGGCCAGGGATACAAGGTCGGGCAGACCAAACTCTATTCCGACCGCCTTTTGCGCACGCAGCCGGACGGCACAGTCACCGAAAAGGACGTCGAGCGCTACGTCAAGCTGACCGGGCTTAAAAAGAAGCCGGACGAGGACGGCCCTCTGCTGGCCCAGACCCGCAAGATAAAGGAGCTTGAGGCCGCGCGCCTCGAAGAGCAGGTCCGGGAGCTGCGGCATAAGCGCGAGGTGGCCGAGGGCCGCTGGATGCTCAAAAGCGATCTTGAGATGGAAATCGCGGCCCGTTTGGTGGTGCTGGAAACGGGCTTAAGAAACACCCTTCAAAACGAAATCGGCGGCTGGGTCCACGCCGAGGGGATGGACCCCAAAAAAATTCCGCTGCTGCTGGAGAAAATAAACGATGCCCTGGACGAGCAGTTTAACGAGTTCGCCGGAATGGACAAGTTCCAGGTGATAATCGAAAACGTCGAAACCGAGGAGGAGATAAATGTCTCATGATGCTCCAAACCTTTAAAATAATCCGTCCGTCCTGGCTGCCGCCAGGACTGGCGGACCGGCTGGCCAGGGAGAACCGCATCAGCGTTGTCGCCTCTTTTTCGCGTGCCGACAAAAAGGTGATGAAAAAGCGCCGGCGCATGCGCGTGTCCGACTGGGCCGAAAAGCACCGGGTGCTTACCATGAGCGCCATCCCCGGCACCTGGCACAACCGCATCACGCCGTATCTGACCGGGATCATGGACGCATCCATCTTCCCATCGGTCCAGACGGTGATCGTGTGCAAGGCCCCCCAGGTCGGCGGGTCCGAGTGCGCCCACAACTTTGTCGGCTA